CCCGTTATTCTGATAATGAAACCGATAATCAATCGGATGATAATTCAGTAACGGAGGCCCAGACTTCACCGGACATTGGAGAAGTTTTGTGGAAACGTTTGCCACAGGAATTTCATTCATTGCCAATTACGCGCGTACCTAAAACGTGCAAAGCCCAGCTATGTGAGGCTGCACCCCCCTCTTCTTTGACTATTGAAGAGTGCGCTAAACATAGTGACCAGGAGTTCGTGAATAATTGCAAACAAGAGCTTTTAGACAGTGGTTATTTGTTGTTATGCAAAGAGTTGCGACAGGCGGACCATATGACTTCGGTTTTACCATCGTTGTATGGATATTCTATGCCATTTGTCCCTCAGCCAACTCAGATCCCGTTCGAATGGATCGAAGTGTATCAACAGTACCGCAGATGTCCATCGGTCCGGGCACCCCAGCTCCACAGCATACCCCTTTCTGATCTGTTGTGCGATGGTCATGACACCAACGAGAAACAGATCCGACGCGCCCTTTGGCGCAAGAGTAGGATTCGCTGTAACGCGACTAGGAATGCCCCACGTGACCGAAAGGCTCACACTTATTTCGGAGGTAGACGTAGGATTGCTCAATCATCATTTGTCCCCCATGCCAATTTGGATAGCGCTGATGATTCTTATGACCCAGTACAAGTTGCTGGTGTCGTGGAGGAAGCGCTGTTGTCTTTGTGGACTTTACATAAAAGTCGCACTTGGGATGTTTTGCTGATTGAGTTGTATCGCTTAGTGGCACGGGTGTGTCCAGAATATACGTTGGTGAAAGTATTGGAAAAACATATCGTTTGGTTTAGTGAGCGTTTCAAAGAGCTTAAGACTAAAACATGGCAGGAGTTGTATGCCATGTCCACTGATGCTCTGAGTAAATGGTCTAGCTTTTCTACGACGAAAGTGTGCCAATTCTTTTCTTCCCTGATAGGATATGGTACCCTTTTGGTTTTCCACCCCACTGCTTTTGCTACGCTGACGAAGAAAGATTTTGACACGATGTGTTGGCGCTTTCAAAATTTCAAGTATGATCCTATTAACTTGGTGAACAGCGTTATTGCTCTCGTCGATGATGTTTTGTTGGTTACGTCTGTTTATAACGAAACTGGTGATTGGCAGGCCGCTTTGGTTCGCGACTCCCCTTATTTGATACTCGTCCAGGACTTGAATACTCTTAAAGCCCAGCATGTGGCTTATAGAGCTGGAAACTTGGAGGCTACAGGTGTTGATGACATTGCCTTCATTTGTTCTGTGGAAGATATGAAAGACAGGATTAGCGATATGATATTGCGAGTTTCTGCTGCAACACGACGCACTTTGGAGCTAGAATTTAAAAACGTTGTTCAGATGTATCACCAAATATTGGAGACGGCAGGGGCGCAACTTACACGCTTTAAACCATGGTCATTTCTGTTAATGGGAAAATCTCAAATAGGTAAGACTGTCATCAACTCGAAGCTGGTGCCTTTTGCTTGTTCCGTTATGGGATACCCTAGTTCTCGCAAACACATGTTTAGCGTTACAGAAGGAGTGAATTTTTGGGACACGTATTTAAGCAGTACTACAGGCATAACTTACGATGACATTTCCAACTTGATTACGCGTGAGCCCGAAGCAGCAAAAACATTGTTGAGACTCATAAACAATGAACCGCACAACGTTGAGCAAGCTGAGATAGATTTGAAAGGCAGAGTATGGTGCAATGCTAAGGTTGTAGGTTGTACGACCAACATACCTTCGCTAGACCTTGCCACCCAGATCAAGGAGCCCGTAGCAATTTGGAATCGTCTTCCTGTTCAGATTTTGTTGGAAGTGAAGCCGGAGTACAAGCATGATTCTGAGGACAAACTAGACATTAACAAAGTGCCCCAAGAAGAGCGTGTTAAGATGTTTCCCAATATTCATCATTACACCGTTTATGTGGTGCGTGTTACAAGTGTCACGAACGATATGAAGCCAAACCCTGACAAACCTAATGACCCTTTCAGACCTGACAAGTGGCACCGGGAGGTAGCCACTATGGATGGTGTTGAACTGAGACGCGTTGAGATAGATGTTTTATTGTCTTACATGATTCAGGAGATGTTGAAACACAAGAGATCTCAGGAGACTTTGTTGGAAAACGCTAAGTTGTTGGATGGTCAGATCACTTGTTTGGATTGTAGCATGCCGACTGAGTTGTGTGGTTGCAGCATTACGTGCAATTGTGGTGCCCCGGTGCGTAGAGGGTGCCGCTCACCTTTATGTACGTGTGTTACGCTGCGACCCTTGTTGATGGACCAGGTGATTGATCCGATGTTAGGTACTAACGAGTGTCGTATTTGTTGTGCTGCAGTTTATGGCGATAGAGGCTGTAGTTGTGCAAATAATGACACCCGTGCTATGAGGCAGAGCATCGCGGAATGGGTCTTTTCCCGTCAGTATGATAAGCGACTTTTGGTGGATGGCGAACAGACAGATGAGCCAAAGTTTGTGTGCAAGTTATGTGGTATGTATGATTGTATGCACTTAACAGATAGACACGCTGCAGATCATGAGTTGAATAAGCAGTTGTTGTCCGTTGTTGAGTTCTATTATATGAAATACTTGCAATTGCGTTTGCGAGCCCGTACCTCACACTCACTAACCGTTAGCGATGATTTCGGTGACAATCTGTCCAATTATTTGCATAGTCGCTTGCACAACATACGCAACAAAGTCAATGAGACCCATCATACGTTACACTTGGAGTCTAATCGATTCGTTATTCGCATTCTTGAACATTACTATGAGCGTTTCGTGAAGTTCATGTCTGTTGCAGACGCTGCATGGCCACTTGTGTTTTTGGATCCTACTTCCCCCAAGTATAGCGACAATTTGTGCAATACGAAGTGGGCCATCAAATCTATGAATGCTATTAAAGGAGTGTCTACGTGTGTCTCTTTAGCCATCGCAACCGCGGCATGTTCCCTAACAACTATTGGTTCGTTTTACGGTTTGCCTTCAGAGTTGTTTTATGCATCGTATGTTTTTCATAAACATCTTGCTACGCATCGATTTAGAACTTTGGGATACTCGTTATTGTGTGCTTCTCTAGGCCTTAATCACATTTTGAAGTCCAAACTTCCTTTCCCATATGCACTTGTCACTAATCTGTTCCAAGCATTATGGTTGTATCCATCGCTTCATAGAATGGTGTCACATACACTGTTTGATGCGTATGACTATTTGCTCAAGAATGGTTGGTTTCAGTGGATCCATGCCAAGCTAGATGATGTGGCTGCATGGTGGAAAAGTTTTGGTGATGTTGATGATGTCGTGAAGCAACGTTTCACGGCTTCTACGGCCACGACTCGGAAAGTTTTGTGTGATGAGAGTCAGTTGTTTTATGTGCTAGCTGATGGTGGACCTTCTGTTGCCAAGTATTACACGTTAGGAAATGCAATCAGGAGTATCGTGAAAGCTCTGATGGATTTCAAGCGTGGTTATGGTATTAAGCCAAATGCCGGTTATGTTGACACACTTGAAGAAGCACTTGAGAAGGCCACGAAATATGCAGACCACAGTTATATAGTTGCATACCAACAATCACTGGACCCCGAACCCATGTCTGAGACACAGAATGCCCATTTGCACGAAATTTTGGGGCGTCAAACGTATTCTCTCATTACTAACACGGATAGACTGTTTGCCCAGGCGGTGGCAGTCACCACTAATGTGCTGCTCTGTTGTGCGCATAGTTTCGTGGAAGGTATGGAGGTGTATGTTCGACGTAGACAAGCATCACCCACCATTAAGAATGATGTATTCAAGATGGTGTGGCGTAAGTCTAACATCTTGCGTGTTGATGGTGACGTGATGTATTATTCGTGTTCTTCGGTTGGTACGGTTAAAGACATTCTGAAGTATATTGCCAAGGAGAAGCCAGACACTAACGCACACGTAGACGTCATTTTCCGTGAAGGAGACGGGTTCGTCCAGCATTGCTCAGGCGTTTTTGCTCGTGACAACGGTAAAATGACCACTAGTGGTAAGTACCAAAACAAGTTGATCCGCACCGATTGCTTTGACTATATAGCGTCCTTTGGTAAGCCAGGTACGAGTGGAGCACCCATTTTCACTACGACCCAGCCTCCTAAAATCATTGGAGTTCACATAGGTGCGCTAGTTGGTGGTACAGGCATGTTTGCTCATCAAGGTACGTGGCTGTGTGACGGAGGTTATTGTGCCGCTAATTTGGCCAATAGACCTAGTCTCATGATGCTACCCAATTCTAATGTTGTGCCGAAGCAAAAGTATGGTTTTCGTATGATAGTTCATGGAGTTTCGGACAGATCTATAATGTACCGTATGAAGCGAGGTGTGTTCAGGTATTACGGACGCACACCCAATTTACCCACCTACAACCGATTGGACGGGGTCGTCAACACACCCATTGCGAGATCAATAATTGACAAGTTTGGTGCTAAGGAATATGCTTCTCCTAAACTACGTGGTCCTAATGGGGACGATAACCAATTGAAGTGGTTGCTTGATGTTGAAAAGCGCACTAACACTTCTGAAGAGTTTCCCCAAGGTATCGTGGATTGGGCCGTTTTGGACTATTTGTCTGGTATCAGTGAACCTACTGATGAAGAGATTCGTGATTACAGACCACTTAACGAAAATGAGGTGCTCAATGGTAGACAGGGAGTTCTAGGGATTGAACCCATGAACATGAACGGTTCAGTTTCCGACCCAGAGAACAAACCCCTCAAGGACTATTGCAAGCAGATCATTACGAGTGAAGGACCAAAGTATGTTTTTACGACTTCTAAGTATCTTGATGAAGCAGCCAGAGTGAAGAAGACGTATATTAGCGGTATGAGAGCTTACAGTGCATTTGCAATGTTCCCAAAAATCGAGCCCACACCTGTGACCAAAGATAAGGTACGTAACATCTGTAATCCAGGTATTGACAACAAGCTCGTTGCACGAGAAGTTTTGCTTCCAATATTAGCATTCATGGAGCATAGGCGATATGAAACTGAATGTATGGTGGGTATCAACCCATATGGAGCAGAATGGCACGAGTTTTATAAGAAGTTCAAGTGGCCTAAACGATGTTTTGCAATGGATTACAAGGCGTATGATCTAAAGATGAACGCGCAAATAGCTATAGCGGCATATTGTGTTTTTGTATATGTTGGCACTCTTTTACGCTACGGTGACGACCATCTGGCTATCATTCGAGGCCTAGCCGTTGATGCATCGTACCCTCTTATCTCTGTATGTGGCGAGTGGATTGAGTTTATTGGTAGCTTTACGTCTGGTAGTGTAGAAACTTCAGTACGCAATAGCGTTGCCAATTCTCTTTTGCTGCGTGTTGCCTATTACATCGGATTTTTGAAGAATAGAGGATACTTTGCTCCGCCTGTCCCGCCTCCTTTCCGTACGTGCGTCTTCCTTGCGACATATGGCGATGATAACGCCGGCTCTGTGTCTCCTAATTGCTATTGGTTTAACATGAGAATCGTGCAAGACGCTTTGGGTGGTTATGGTTATGTTATTACTGATGCTAACAAGTCCGAGACCGTCCCGTTGTACATCAATTTGCAGACAGTTGATTTTCTGAAGCGGGGTTTCTGTTACAATAAGGAGCTTGGATACGTCGTAGGTGTTTTAGTCGAAGATTCCATTCTCAAGCGGCTGGTTGCTATCTTGCGACCGAACGCACCTAACACCATTAGAGGCATCACGTTACAAAACATTGACTCGGCGCTGGATGAGTGGTACTTGTATGGTGAGAAGACTTACGAGGCTAAACGAGCATTGTTGATTTCGTGCATCGAAGAAAGTGCAGACTATTGTTACACACCCTCTTTGACCATGGCTTATCACGACCGAACTGAGAGTATGCGTAAGCGTACCCTCCCTCGTGGTGAGTGAGTGGGGCCCCGCCCCTAAAACGTGGTAGCATGCGAGGAATTACCGTTATACTTGCATGCCAAATGCACTCTCGAAGAGGGTTAACGAGGTCACCTTTCGTCGTGCGGAAAGGAATCTGACTTGTGCACTAACAAAAGCGATACAGAGGTGTTGGAGGAGCACCTGGAACAAAACCTTCATATACATCCTAATGCGTCAAACGTGACATTTCCTGAGATACCAGGCGAGCAGGAACACGTGGATGTAGCTGATAATTATCAGTTGACGCAATATAAGAGTGGAGAACAGTTGGGGTTGTTTTTCACTCGACCCGTACATTTATATGATATTTCGTGGAACTCAAGTACTACTACCATAAACCTGAAACCGTGGGCTCAATGGTACTCTAACAAAAGGGTCCAGAATAGGTTGGCTAATTATGCAGGGTTTAAAGGAAGGTTACATTTAAAATTTACCGTTATAGGGAATCCTTTCTTTTTTGGTCGAATGCAGATTGCATACCACCCATTAGCTAACAGGTTAGGTTCCATATTAGATTCTAACTATGGTACGTCCCAGTTTGGATTAGCAGTCATCCGCTCACAGCGTTTGGTCACTAATGTCGATCCGTCAATATCTTCTGGTTCAGAAATGGTCTTACCTTTCGTTTGGGATCAAGACTATATGAAGCTAGACGGTTCTACCGTAACAGAACTTGACACTTTCGGCAGATTGGATTTGGACGTGATATCACAGCTACAGAATGTTAACTTAGCGTTGGGAGCTACCCCTCCGGAAGTTACTTTGCGAGTGTACGGATGGATGGACGATTTTGAGACTTTTGGAAACACTGCTTTTACTGGAACCATTGTACCACAGTGTGACAGTGAAGTTAAGGATGACTGGGAACAAAAAGAGGCCAACAGAGGCAAAGTATCAGATACTTTGTCTTCTGTTGCTCGAACGGTCGATGTTTTGGCCACTGTTCCTGCCTTTGCCCCCTATGCTACTCCTGCTGCTGTTGTCACTCACACAGCAGCTAGCATAGCCCAAAAGTTGGGATTTTCAAAACCATTGTCCATGGACACCCCAAACAAGATGATACCAAGACCGTTTTCAGGCGAGACTCATGTCGTTGGTGCTGATACGTCGATTAAACTTGCATTGACACCGCACCAAATCACGACAGTTGATCCTGTAGTTGTGGGTGGTATCGAAGATGAGATGTCTTTCAAGTACATTTGTGGAAGAAAGTCGCTTTTCCAAAGTTTTCCGTGGAATCTTGGCGACCCTGCTGAACATTTGATAGCATCGTATCCCGTTACTCCCCATGTGGTCTATGCAGACGGGGAATTGAGTTATTACGCTACAGCCGTTGGCGGTGTTTCTAACTTATTCTCCTATTGGTTCGGTACGCTTGAATACACTTTTGATCTCATATCCACGTGTTTCCATAGAGGCCGCATACTTGTCGTTTACGACCCTGCAGGCGCTAAAGGTTCAGGGTTCAATGAGGAGAATGTCCAGTATGCCGCTGTAGTCGATATGAGTGAGGCTAGGTCGTTTACAGTGAGCATTGGCTTCAACAGTACTTTTGGTATGCTACCAGTGGGGTCTTTGAACACTACGAATGTCGGAACGATCACACCCGGAGCGGCGCCTTCCCACACCAATGGTACTATATCATTGTACGTTGCCAATCCGTTGACAGTCCCAAATTATGTTTCAGGCACTTCACCAGAGTCCATAGACATTTTGTCCTATGTTAAAGGCGGTGATGATTTGTCTTTTGCTTTCCCAAGAGCTCTGAGCAACAACGACGGAAACAACATTCACTTCGAATCCCAGGCAGACATGAGTGCTGCTGGTGACATGCAGTTGATGAAGTGCTGTGACAAAGATGGTGGGTATAAAGCGCTAGACGTGGCTTACAAGGATCCAACTGATTATGGTGTGGTATATAAAGGTGAAGATATACAAAGTTTGCGAACGCTCATTAAGCGTTTTGTACATTATTACTCTTCATCTGTCACGCCCGCAACCGCCGAGGAGTTGGTGGTAGTAGCTCATGGTCCTTATCCCGCTGTAGCTGGCGAGTTCATATCTTTTAGTGAACCTGGTCTGAGTGGTGATCCCAGCACTAATTTTGCCGGTTTTACAGCAATGTCATACATTCGGATGGCTTTTATGACTGTCAGGGGTTCTGCCAGATGGAAGTTTGTGCCTCTTTCGAGGCCTGACCTCTCGAGCAGACCCAACCGTGGTATGTTATACGTCTTCAGGACAGGGACAAATGGTCCAGGCCTGTTGGCAAAAAGCACTACTCCTATACCAGCTACTCCAGCCGGTTCAGGTGTCATAGCAAATGTCCTTTCGGGAGCACAGTCCGGAATGGCCATGACTTCTATAGCTATCAATGACACTTTGGAGTTTGAGATGCCTTATCAAGCCATCAGAAAGTTTCGGATGGGGCGATCCAACGATGCGGCAACTATTGCGCTTACTGAAACACAACAGCGCTTCAACATAGTTGCACTAGCTACAAATTTCCCGAGTTTCTATAGTCTTTTCGTCGCGGCAGGGGAAGACTATAATGTGCAGCATTTCGTTGGTTGGCCGCCGTACAAGACC